ACCCGTTTAAACAACTTAAAATTAATTTCAAAAAACTATTGAACTCAAAGCCAAAGTATGATATAATGGCTACACTTAATACAACCTACGGAGGACAAAAATATGTATGAGTATTTAGATGGAAAGAGTATGTATGCTAACGTGACTACACCTAACAGGAGATTTGAACCACATAAGTATCAAATCGTTGTACTTACAGATGAGGATACTGCTAATAGGCTGGAGGGTCTAGGTTTAAAACAAGTGAGAACCAGAGATGGTCAACTTAAGTATGATGAACCTGCATTCTCTTTTAGTAAACAAGCCAATAGAAAAGATGGGACACCTAATACTGCACCTAAGTTAGTGGATAGTGAAGGTAATCCTATGGATATGTCTGTTGGAAATGGTTCGACAGTAAGGGTTAAGATTAAACCTTATACTGGAACGTATGGTACATTTGCCGAGCTTATGGCTGTGAAGGTACTAAACTTAGTTGAATATGCAGAGGAAGACTCTGACAACGAGGAATTTTAATATGATTATTAATATAAAAAATGATGATGGTGAACTCCAATATGATGTTAATAAAATAGCAGATGAGGATAAGAAGCGTGGAGCAACTGTGACTATATCTAAGGTAGGTAGTTTAGAAACTATCATAGAAGCATTACAGTTTGCAAGTTCTACACATAGAAGTAATCTTGAGAATCTTTTAAAAGAAACTCCTGAAGCTATGGTAGAAGTAGAAGAACCTGTTGAAGAAGTGGAGACTGTAGAAGCAGAGACAACAGATAACGTTTAAACATAGTGAGGGCTAACATGGAAAAAACTTGGGATAAGTTACATCAACCTTGTCCACTTTGTGACAGTAGTGATGCTGTTGGAATCAACGAAGATGGTTCAGCAAAGTGCTTTAGTTGTGGTGAGTTTATGCCTGACTATAATAAAGCATGTGAGGGAAAAGATATGGAATTTAAAACAGAAACTAAACAACCTGACGTAGTAGATGAGGGAGTGTTTTCATCTTTAACAGATAGAAAAATCTCTCAGCCTACTGCAACTAAGTATGGAGTAAAGGTAGTACATGACCATCAAGGTAATGTCATTAAACATTTTTATCCATACTACAACGGACATGAACTTGCAGGTACTAAGTGTAGGAATGTAAAGAGCAAAGACTTTTTTGTTTCCGGTACTTATAATGAAACAGGTTTGTTCGGACAACAACTCTTCAAGAGTGGTAAGTATGTTACTATAACGGAAGGGGAGTGTGATGCGATGGCAGCTTACGAATTGCTAGGAAGTAAGTGGGCTGTGGTATCCATCAAACGTGGTGCTCAAGGAGCTGTACGTGATGTTAAAGAAAGCCTAGAGTTCTTTGATGAATTTGAAAATGTAATCATTGCATTTGATAATGACAAAGCAGGAAAGGAAGCAGCAATAAAAGTAGCGAGGCTGTTTAAACCTAGTAAGGCTAAGATAGTTACACTCCCCAATGGGTACAAAGACCCTAACGATATGCTTAGAAACAACAAGCATAAAGAGTTTGTTGAATCGTGGTGGGCAGCTAAAGTCTACACACCATCCGGTGTCATCAATGTCTCAGAGCAACGAGAAAAATTTCACAATAGAGAAAAGAAACAAAGCGTTCCTTATCCTTACAAAGGATTGAATAAGAAACTCTATGGACTCAGACAAGGAGAACTTGTAACTCTTACAGGTGGAACAGGTCTCGGTAAGTCTAGTGTGACTAGAGAGCTAGAGCATTGGCTTATCAAAGAGACTGAAGACAACGTAGGTATCATAGCACTTGAAGAAGATTGGAGAAGAACCATTGATGGTATCTTATCTATTGAAGCTAATGCTAGACTATACATTGACCAAGAACGTGAGAAGTTTTCAGTAGAAGAACTTGACAAAATGTTTGACATACTGTATGATGGCGATAACAAGAATAGAGTATGGGTACATTCTCATTTTGGTACTAATGATATTGATGACATCTTTACTAAACTTAGGTTTATGATTATAGGATGTGATTGTAAGTGGATAGTCGTAGACCATCTACATATGTTAGTTAGTGCTGTGCACGAAGGCGATGAACGAAGAGCTATTGATTCTATTATGACTAGGCTGAGAAGTTTAGTAGAAGAAACAGGTGCAGGTATTATTTTAGTTTCCCACTTACGTAGAGTAGATGGTAACAAGGGACATGAGAATGGTATAGAAGTTTCTCTATCACACTTACGAGGTTCAAATAGTATTGGACAACTTAGTGATTGTGTGATAGCATTAGAAAGAAACCAACAATCGGATGACATGGATGAAGCTAGAACAACGAGGATGCGTGTATTAAAATCAAGATATACAGGAGATGTAGGTATGGCTTGTAGAGTAATATATGATAACGAAACTGGGAGGCTTACTGAACTAAGTGATGAAGACATAGAGTTTGATGACAGTTCAGATGAAGCATTTTAATTATGGATTTAGTATTTGATATAGAAACAGATGACTTACAAGCAACTAAAGTATGGTGTATTGTAGCTCAAAACCCTGAGACTGGAGAGTTATTTAAGTTTACTCCAGATGAATTACAACAGGGATATGAGTTTCTAGCTACTGCTGATAAACTTATAGGTCATAACATCATAGGCTTTGATATACCAATGGTACATAAGTTTAGTGATGTAGATTTATCAGCCATCCCTGTTATTGATACTTTAGTTCTTTCACGTTTGTTTAATCCTACACGAGAAGGTGGACACAGCCTAGAGAACTGGGGATACAAGTTAGGTTATAATAAAATAGACTTCAATGATTATCTTAATTACTCACAGGAAATGTTAGACTATTGTGTAAGAGATGTAGAATTAAATACACAAGTATTAAAAGAATTAAGAAAAGAGAGTAAAGGATTTTCTCAAGACTCAATTAAGATTGAGCAGGGTGTTGCTAAGATTATTAGACAACAAGAAACTAATGGATTCAGATTTGATATGCAACATGCTGAACTATTATTAGCTGAGTTAAGAGAGAAGAAACAATCAATAGAAGAAGAAGTACAGAAGACGTTTAAACCTAAGTGGGTAGATGATAAGTTAGTCACACCTTACATTAGAAAAGATGGTCAGTTATCTAAACGTGGATTAACTGATGAAGAATATACAAACTGTTTAAACACTTCCAACTTTAATCCATTCATGCGTAAGACTTTACAAGAGTTTAATCTTGGTAGTCGTAAACAGATAGGCGAATACTTAATTGACTTTGGTTGGAAGCCAGATAGATTTACACCAACAGGTCAGCCTATCGTAGATGAAAAAACTTTATCCAAGATAACTCATATCCATGAAGCTAAATTAATTGCAGACTTTCTTTTATTACAAAAGAGAATTGCACAAATTGATTCATGGTTTGAAGCAGTTAAAGATGATGGTAGGGTACATGGCTTTGTAATACCTAACGGTACTATAACAGGTCGCATGACTCATCGTAATCCTAACATGGCACAAGTTCCTAGTATCTCTAGTCCTTTTGGTAAAGAGTGTAGAGCTTGTTGGACTGTGGATGAAGGTAATGTTCTACTAGGAGTTGATGCTAGTGGATTAGAAATAAGAATGTTGGCACACTATATGGCTGACGAGGAGTTCATAAATGAAATCATTAACGGAGACATACACACCTCTAATCAAAAACTTGCACAGCTTGAATCTAGAGATAAGGCAAAGACATTCATCTATGCCCTCATGTACGGAGCAGGAGATGAAAAACTTGGAAGCGTGGTTGGTGGAAGTAAAACAGATGGTCGAAGAGCTAGACAACATTTCTTCGATAATAAGCCTTCATTTAAATCTCTTAGAGACAGAGTACAAAGAGCATCTACAAAAACTTATCTCAAAGGTATAGATGGTCGTAAGCTTTATGTTCGTAATCAACATTCAGCTTTGAATACTTTGTTACAAGGAGCAGGTTCTATAGTAATGAAGAAGGCATTGGTTGAGTTAGATTCTATATTACGTTTAAACGCAATCAGTTATAAGTTTGTTGCCAACATACATGATGAGTGGCAGATAGAAGTAAAAGAAAGTCAAGCAGATTTTGCAGGTTCTTTAGCTGTTGAAAGTATAATCAAGGCTGGAGAAAATTTTAATCTTCGTTGTCCGTTGGATGGCGAATACAAGATAGGAGGGAACTGGAGTGAAACACACTAAAGAAAATTGTAATACATGTGGTGTAGAACTAACAGATGCTAATTGGAATAGTTCTTGGAAAAAAACTAATAGAACACAATGTCAAGATTGTAATAATCCTAATCGAACAAAACATAATCCAGATAGGATGTATGTTAATGGTAAGTATGTACCAAAAAAACATCCCTTATATAAAGCAGAAAGATTTAAAACTTTTGAAGGTGCAGCTTTCTCTGCTTTAAAAGGATATGAAACAACAGATGAAGGTTATGTATATATTATAACTAATCCTTGTTGGACTAATTGGATTAAGGTAGGAATGGCTATAGATGCCGAAGATAGATGTAAACAATATCAAACAAGTAGTCCCTTTAGAGATTACAAATTATGTTATAGTAAACATTTCAATGATAGAAAAAAAGCAGAAGCTAAAGCACATTCAGTATTGAAAAAATATGCAGAAGAAAGAAAGGGTGAGTGGTTTAAAGTAGACACAAAAATAGCTGAAGATATTATAAATAACATGGAGATAATTTAAAATGAATAAATCAACAAAAACACTTGACACTTCTACACAAGAAGTATATAATACATTATCGGCTACTAAATTTAAGTCGGAGTCTGGTCATTGGTATACCAGAGATGGTGAACCTATGTATACAATCATAGGTGCTAATGGTAAAGAAAGAAATACTACACTTCGAGATGCAAAGAAAGAAGGCTTTGTTCCTTCGGTCACTACAATTCTAGGGATGATAGCTAAACCATCATTAGAAAACTGGAAAATAAATCAAGCTCTTAACTCTGCACTTACGTTAGAAAAGAAAGACAACGAATCATTAGAAGAGTTTGCTTACAGATGTAAACAAGATTCTAAAGAGATAGGTCGTAAGGCTGCTGAACGAGGCACAGAGATTCATGCTAATATTGAGAAAGGATTCTTAGGATTAGGTACGTCTAGTACTTATGAGATAATCCAGTCGTGGTTAGATGAAAACTTTCCGGATGAAGAATGGATTGCAGAAGATTCTTTCTGTGCTAATCAAGGTTATGGTGGTAAGATAGACTTGTATTCTAAGTCTGGTATCTTTGTTGACTTTAAAACTAAAGACAATCTTAAAGGTAAAGACCCTGCTAAGTTAGTCTATGATGACCATGGTATGCAGTTATCTGCGTATGCCCAAGGCTGTAACATAGATAACCCACAAAGAGTTTCTATCTTTGTTGATAGAGAAGATACTGATTTAGTGGCATGTCATATCTGGGATACAGAGTCACATGAGAAACATAAACAAATGTTTAATAGTATCCTACAATTTTGGCAACTGGTAAAAAATTATGAATGGCAAGAAAGCTAAACTGATAAGAAGAAAAGCAGAGAACATGTTGATTGATTGGTTAAGAACCATGACACCTGATAGTGAAGACACATCTAAAATTAACAGGAAGAACTTACATGAGTTCTTACCAGAACAAACACATGTTTTTGGTATGGGTAGAATGTTACTAAGTGCTTATAGTCTACGATGGTTTACTAAGAAAATTAAACGTAATCCAAATGTAACATTAGAAGAGTTATTGAATGGCTAGAAAACCTAGAAAACCTAGACCTAAAAAAACAAACGTGCCTAAAGGTTATGATAGTTTATGGGAAGTTACTTTACATGAGACTGTCTTACAAAATTGGAAACATCATTTCGATACTATTGATTATATAGTACGACATAAATATGAACCTGATTTTGTAAAAGAAATAAAAGGTAAAACAATATTACTAGAAGCTAAAGGTAGATTCTGGGACTATGCAGAGTATAGTAAGTACATACATATACGAACAGCATTACCTAAGAATTATGAATTAGTATTTTTATTTCAGAAACCATTCTCTCCTATGCCACAAGCAAAGAAAAGAAAAGATGGTACAAAAAGAACCCATGCTGAATGGGCAGAGACAAACAACTTCACATGGTATAGTGAAGAAACATTACCGGAGGAATGGAAAAGTGAAACGTAAAGTTAATTATAAATTTAAAGAAGATTTAATTATTGCTGAGATAAAAAAACATATTGATGCTACGTACACTCAACACTATGCTAACGGTAAGTACCAAGCAACTGATATGATATTAGATGCTGGACATGGTGAAGGTTTCTGTCTTGGAAACATTATGAAGTATGCTATGAGGTATGGTAAGAAAGATGGTAAGAACTCAAATGACTTGCTAAAGATTATTCACTATGCTATAATAGCTTTATATATAACAGGAAACGAAGATGATAGAAGATAAGATAGGTAAGAAACCTTACTTAGGAATTTGTATAGATTATAACAAAGAAAAAAAGTTTGATAAGTTTAGTCTAGATACTCTTAAGGACAGATACTTTTGGGATAAAGAGACCCATGCTCAAGAAGCTTTTGCAAGAGCTTCAGTATTTGGAGCAACGTACAAAGGAGAAACAGATTATGAATTGGCTCAAAGACTTTATAACTACAGTTCCGACTGTTGGTTTATGTTCAGTACTCCTATACTTAGTAACGGAGGAACAACTCGTGGGCTTCCTATCAGTTGTTTTCTTAATTACGTACCTGACAGCAGGGGTGGTCTCTCTGCTCATTACGATGAGAACATATGGTTGGCGAGTTCGGGTGGAGGCATCGGTGGATATTGGGGAGATGTTCGTAGTAATGGTATTTCTACTACTCATGGCTCTCGTTCTACTGGAAGCATTCCTTTCATGCATGTAGTTGATTCTCAAATGTTAGCCTTCAATCAAGGCACTACAAGGAGAGGAAGCTATGCAGCTTACATGGATATAAGTCATCCAGAGATTGAAGAGTTTGTAAACATGAGAAAAGAATCAGGTGGTGATATTAATAGGAAGTGTTTAAACCTTCACAATGGAATTAATATAACCAACGCATTCTTAGAAGCTGTTGAGAATGATGAAGACTGGAGATTGATTGACCCTAAAACTAATGAAGCTGTAAAGACAATCAACGCTAGAGATTTATGGTGGCAAATACTTTTTGCTAGAGCCGAGACAGGTGAGCCTTACATGATTAATATAGATACATGTAATGATGCTTTACCTAAAGAACAAAAAGATTTAGGATTAAGTATTAGACAAAGTAATCTATGTTCAGAAATAACTCTACCTACAAATGAAGAACGCACAGCAGTATGTTGTTTGTCTTCAGTAAACTTGGAACACTTTGATAAGTGGTCAAAGGATGAATCTTTTATTAATGATTTAATTACAATGCTTGATAATGTTTTACAACACTATATAGATAATGCTGTAGACACATCACAACTAGGAGAATATAGTGCAAACTTCAAACGTTTTTCAAAATATATTAGAGAAGGTAAGGAAGGCTATACCAAGTCAGCTTATTCAGCGTATAGGGAAAGGTCTCTTGGTCTTGGGGCGATGGGCTTCCATGCTTATCTTCAATCTAAAGGAATACCTTTTGAAGGTATATTCGCAACTGGCTTTAATCATAAAGCCTTTAGTTACATCAAAGGTGAAGCGACAAAAGCTTCTCAATACTTGGCAGAAGAAAGGGGTGAAGCTCCTGATATACATGGTTCGGGGCTTAGAAATGCTAATCTATTGGCTGTTGCTCCTAACGCTTCTTCCGGTATTATTTGTAGTGGGACTTCCCCTAGTATTGAGCCTTATAGGGCTAACGTCTATACGCACAAAACTTTGTCAGGTACTTACCAAGTTAAGAACAAATACTTAGAAAAACTTTTAAAGTCTAAAGGATTGAAAGCCACAGAACTTGAACAAGTTTGGAAAGATATTGCTGGTAGTGAAGGTTCAGTACAACATCTAGATATATTAGATGAGAAAGAGAAGGAACTATTTAAGACAGCAAATGAAATAAATCAAATATGGATTGTCGAACATGCACATATGAGACAAGAATTTATTTGTCAAAGTCAAAGTGTAAATTTATTTTTTACACTACCTAAGACTACGGATGACCAAGAGGTACATGATGAATACATGCAGTATGTAAATGATGTCCATTGGTATGGTATGCATAAACTTAAATCGCTATATTACTTTAGGTCTAATGCAGCTAGAAACGTAGAGAATGTTAATTTAAAAATTCCTCGTATTAAATTAGATGAAGAGGGATGTATTGCCTGTGAAGGCTAGGAAAAAGTTATGAGCTTATTATCAACAAGAGATTATTATAAACCGTTTGAGTATCCATGGATGTATGATTACTACAAACTACAAAACCAAATGCATTGGATGCCTGAGTCTGTACCTTTACATACAGATGTAAAAGATTGGCAAGACATTTCAGAAACAGAAAAGAATTTACTAACACAAATATTTAGATTGTTCACTCAGTCAGATGTAGATGTAGCTTCAGGATATATAGATAAGTATATGCCTATCTTTAAAAAACCAGAAGCAAGAATGATGATGAGTTCTTTTGCTAACATGGAATCAATACATCAAGATGCCTATAGTTTATTACTTGATACAGTTGGAATGCCTGAGTTAGAATATAAAGCATTCTCTGAGTATGAAGAAATGGCAGACAAGCATGATTATGTGGGAACGTTTAAACCACGTAAGAATGATAAGAGAACGATTGCAAAAACTTTAGCAGTTTATTCTGCATTTACAGAAGGACTACAATTATTTAGTAGCTTTGCAATCTTGTTAAACTTTCCTAGATTTGGAAAGATGAAAGGTATGGGACAGATTGTAACTTATTCTATCCGTGATGAGTCAATGCACGTTGAAGCAATGACTAAATTATTTAGAGAGTTTATTCAAGAGAACATAGATATATGGACAGATGATTTCAAAGGCGAACTATATCAAATATGTAGAGAGATGGTTGCACTTGAAGATAAGTTTCTTGATTTAGTATTTGAGATGGGAGACTTACAAGGATTAACTAAGAAAGATATGTATGCTTATAATAGATACATAGCAGATAGAAGATTATTACAGCTTGGTCTTAAAACTAATTACGACCAGAAAGAGAATCCACTTGGATGGATAGATGAAGTCATGGGTGTTGAACATCAGAACTTCTTTGAAGGTAGAGCTACAACTTATATGAAAGCTGGACTCAGAGGAAAACAAGACCTAATGAACTTCGCAAACTTAAGGACAGTCAATGAATAATAAAACAGAAGCTAATCTTATTAGTTTCAAAGTTCTACTTACTAAAGATAACAAGATAGTAACTGAATTATCTCAGCTACCATTAGATAAAGTTGATGGGTGTTTTCCAGAACACGATAGAGTTTTAATAAAAACTTTACTCAGACGAGCAAAAGAGAAGCTTGACCCCATACATAGGTTTTTAGAACGTGAAACTGGGGTTTTATAAAAAAACGACCTCACACAATAGCCGTAGTTAAACGAACAGGATGTAAGTAATACCATTGGTCCAAAAACATCTAACGTTTAACCACGAGCTTCTCTGTAGCTCTCAGAGCATTTAGCTATTTTAAGCTATTGTATAAATGTTTATTGGCTTTTCTTTACCTTTTACATGGATAGAGTCTAACTTTTGGTACATCGTACCATGATAATGCTTAATAGTTTCTTCACCTATAACTAAATCTTTACCAACAGTCTTACAACTAGACTCTAAACGAGCTGCTAAATTTACAGCATCACCTATAGCTGTGTAATCAAACCTAGTATTGCTTCCCATATTACCTATCACAGCATCACCTGTATTCACACCGATACCTATATCAATATCTAAATCTGATTCTTTCATTTTAGTTTTTATTTCTAACGCTGCTAAGATTGCTTGATGTTCATGTTTCTTTAAATCCATAGGTGCATTAAATATAGCCATCATTGCATCACCTATATATTTATCAACCATCCCACCATACTTTTTAACTGCATCAGCTTGGATAGTTAAAGCTTTGTTCATAATCTCTGTAACTTCTTCCGGTTCTAACTTCTCTGATAAACTTGTAAAGCCTCTGACATCTGTAAATAAAAAGGTACATCTTCTTCTTTCACCACCTAACTTTAAAAGCTCTGGATTATTTTGTAATCTTTTAACTTGTGCTGGGTCAAGGTAATGTTCAAATTGTTTTTTAATTTGTTGACGTAGTTTAAACTGTGTCCTAAAATTAAGATAGAATTGTTGAGTTGCAATAAGTGTCATACTTATCATACTCCATGTAACGTCTATCAAGTATCCAATAGAAATAAAGTAGTATCCTAAATATGCGATTGCAGACATTAAGATACCAAATGATATAACACCATAGGTCACACCAAGATAGGACAGGAGGAACGCTGTGAGTAAGCCTGAGATACATAATATAAATAGCTCAGTCAACAATCTAGTATCAGGAATATTAGGAGTATCCAGTAACATACTTTCAGATAGGGCTGCTTGAATCTTATGTGGTTCTAATAAACCTGTAGGTGTTGCAAGTTGTGGTGATATTCCTTTAGCTGTAAATCCTACGAACACAAACTTGTTAGCGACATTCATTTCTTGTATTGTAGTTTGTGGTGTATCAACCCAACTAATCCATTTACGACCAAGACTATCTGTAGGTATTGGATTTAATCCTCTTACTCTTATCATCTCAATACCATTTGGATTTGTTACAATCTGATATGTCTTACCTCCACCAAGTATCTTCAATACTTCTGTTCCAAAGGAAGCAACCCATCCTTCTGGTGTTTGTTGTAGTAAAGGTATTCTTCTTACAAGATTATCTACATCAACTGGAGCAGAGATAGCACCTTGACCTGCAGACTGTTTAAACGTTGTTATGTTCTCTATGAATCCTCCTGCTTTTGGTAAGTTTACATCTGGTCCTTTAATAACTGTACCATGTGTTGCAGGATATAAACCATTGTCTAACTCTGGCATACCTATAACAGATGGAGAACTTTGTAAAGCTATAGAGAATGCATCATCTCCTCCTAGTCTATCCGGATGTGGAAATAACATAACCCACCCTACACCTAAAGCTCCTGCTTCTATTAATTGATTATGTATATCAGCTAATCTTTGTCTGGGTAAGGGGTATCCTCCCTCATCATTCAGGTCTTGTTCGGTAATGTTTAGTATAGAAAAATATCCAGTAGGTTCTGGAGTTTGTACGAAAGTATCAAAGGTCTTAAGCCTAAGTATTTCTAAAGGTACAGAGTTGAAAAGTAAAGGTACAAGTAAGAGTCCAAGTAAAGGTAAAGACCACTTCATATTAATTTCCTTGAGTTATTGTTATAGTAGAGTCACCCCCACCATTCACCACAATCTGTGTGCTCTTGCCATTCTGTATTAGTATGACAGTATATGAACCACTCTTGTCTAAATCTAATCTAACAGTATCTTCTAAAGCTTTATAAAAAGTTATAAGATTGTCTGTGGAAAAAGTATTGATTTGAGTTTCTTGGTCAAACCCAAATGATGTACCTTTTAAATCTATGTCTGTTTTTAATAGTGTGTTTGTATTATCTAATTCGTTTATGTCTTCAATAATATTTAGTAGGTCTTCTAAAAAATTTACATCAAGATAATTTATATCTAACTCTGTAAACTCTAACTCATCACCTGCTAAATAGTCCTGCTCTAAATCGTCAAAATCGAGATAATCAATATCAAGAACATTACTTGAACTACTACCTCCGTCTTGTCTTCCTGCAACTTCATTCTCCTTTGGTTTACTTACAATCAACATGTTATCAATTAACTCAAGTGTCAAGTCAAGGATAACTGGTTTAGTGGGTGCAGCTTCAAACATTGAAACTGTTGTAGCTTGGTAAGGCTTGTTAAGTACAACCTCTCCCATAGCTGTAGCAACTACAATCTCCCCACTAGGTAGACCTTCGTTGTCAGGTAATAAGATAACTAAACTGCGACCTAGTTCATCTACAGTCACAGTAAAATCAGTCCCACGAATACCTATCGTAGCACTTGGAGTTTTTATAAATATGTTTTGTTTATCTATAGTTGCTAGTTTTCCTGTGATAAATCTTGCAGTACCACTAGCAAACTGTAGAGCCATCTTAGATTTAGATGGGTCAGGGTCATATATAAACTCATCAATTATGAGTTCAGAATGTTCAGTCAATCTAACTTGACTATCATCTAGAAACGTAATGCCCACTCTCCCATTAGAAGTTTGGACATTATCGTAACTATTTATGTTGAAAGATAATGAAGCTTCGTAAGTATTGTCTCTTACAACTCTACCAAAACCTTTAAGTTCTGTAATGCTGCCTATATCAGCAACCGACTGCTGTTCCCCCATCGTTCTGGATGACACAAACAGTACCACTAGAACCAGTAGAAAGTATCTTAAGCCAATCATTATCCAATGTACTCTGTTGTTGTATGTTAAATGTTCTAGAACTTCCTGTCTGGTCTAAGTAAAAGTAACCACCTGCATAGCCTTGCCCATCAAAGCTAACCGTGTTTGAATCTCCATCAATATCCATATACGATGTACCACCATCATAATCAATATCAAAGTCAATCGTGTTACCTGAACCATTGATTATCCAATCAAGGTCTGTATTACTAGCCATAGCACTTGTCGCTAAGTCAAGCGTAAAAGTGTTAGTACTTCCAGTTACATCAACATTTAAGTTAGAACTATCTGCTCCGTATGTGTTTGTAGGGTCTACTTGAATTGTGAAACTATTACTGTCTCCATCAAACTCAAAGAAACCTGTCAAACTATCAGCAAGAATATCTCCTAAGAACTTATTAGTATCACCAATTTGATTGATGTCTAATGTCATACCAGTTCCATCTAAATCAAGAGGTGTTAAAGTACCGGCTACGGAATTTAAACCTCCAATAATATTAGCAGAACCGAGTTGCTCTAAATCAAGATTTGCTGTAGCACCAGATTGCTCAACGTATATTTCATTATCAGCAGCATAAATACCTAAAGATATTATAGCTACTAAACTTAATATTATTTTATTCATATTCCCAATAGCCTCTCTCTATTCCTATATTTATTATATTTAATACTCCTGTTTCTATTGCCTTTTGTAAAGCTATAGAGACAGATTCATTCTCAGCTACACCACCTTCTATTTCTACCAGCTCTGTTTGCTGCTCAATAAAACGAAATATATCCTGAGAAATACTTGTTGATAAAATGCTCTTGGTCACTAACGTTTCCATTAACACTTCACCAGTTGATACAGAAACTAATCGTAGTGATATTGTAACTGTATCTTCTCTGTATTGTTTACTGTTACCTATTCCTAAATAACGAGCACCCAATCCACCAGACTTTAGATTAGCCTCATATGAAACTACTCCACCCTGAACTAACAATCCTGCAAAGAGCAGGGGTTTTAATTTATTATCTTCTTCAAACTCTTTACGAGTTGTTCTAATAAGTTGTCTTTCTTTTGTAAGGTCATCCAATCCTACACGTTCTACAACTCTAAAGAACTTACCATGTGCAGTATGTTTAAACGCCCTGATTAAAAATGCTTCGGGTGCTTGAGTAATAGCTGTGCTAAATAACGCAAAGGTACTATTACTTCTACGCTGCCCTGTTAAATCTTTAAAACTATTTGGGTATATAGCTATCGTTGGCTGAACTTTTGCTGCTGGTAAATTTTGTAAAGTTTCTGATTGTAGCTCTAGGATAGATGGAGACTGTATTTTTTTTGTTAATACTAAGTCGTCATTCTCATTTAGAACAGCACAACTAGAAAGTAAAACTGCCAATAGGCAACTGAATAACCGTGACATTTCCATCTGCATCCGTAATTGTAAGTGTTATTATTTCACCATCACTTGTATAAGAAATGGTATTCCCTTCAAGTTCTATAGTACCTTCTGTACTAGGATTCTCCCCAAATAAATTCTCTACTAATTGTCTTGACAGTTGTGCATAAATACGAGACTCCAAGTTTCTTATGAATCTTGCAAGTGTTGTATTTTCTTTATCTCTTTTAATTTGTTCTTGTAAAGCTTTTAACTCTTCTTTAATAGTCATTTTACGATTGAACTCTTGATTTTGAATTGTTAAGTAATGTGAAGATGAATTAATACCACTAAAGCTAGGACTTTTAAACTTAAATACTATCTCGTCTGCTACACTTCCAACAGACCAAAACATAATTAACATAGACCAAAAGAACATACAAAACTTGCAGTTTCTTTCGGCTTTGTGACTTTTAAATGTAGGTATTAATTTCATAACTGCTCTAGTACACTTAATATAAATAAGCATATAAAAATACTTATTACTACTGTTTCAAATTTAATCTTTTCTTTGGTCATTTCTTTCTGCCTTTGCTAATTTATCTATATCTACTAAGTTAGGTACGCCTAGTAAAGTTTTTAAAAGAACATCTTGCCTGATACTTTGATTATCTAATGCTCTTACTCTATCTATTAAACTTACAATAATACCGTACTGACTATCAAGCTTAGTAGATACTCTTTCTTCCATAGTATCTAAAGCTGTTTGTACTTTATCATCTAAAGTATCTAGCTTCTTTTCCATGCCATCAATAATTCTATTGATAAGTTTCCATATAAATATACCTAACCCTAAAGCTGCTGCAATAGGAAAGCCTACTTCATTTATTAAATTTATAGCTTCAGCCATTCTTTATATCTAAAATAATCTTTACGTTCTGAACACCAAAACCAACCTTTAGGATATTCTTTCTTTTTCTTTTTCTTTTCGGCTTCTCCGTACCAATTCCATCTTCCGTCTTTCATTAGTCTTTCTGTGTGTTAGAAGCTCCAAAGTAAAAGGATATAACAGCACTTGCTAAACCACCAAGATAACCTAGTACTAAGTTTATAAGAGCTTCTGAGTTTTGCTCGGGTGGTTGTAAAGTAACAAGAAATATATATCCTAAGAATCCACCTACTGTAGCTATACCCATAATACGTGCAGTCCAATCTTTACTAAAGTTTTTCCTAGCATCTTGAGTATCTTGTGTTTCTAACTTAAACACATCTACATCTAACTCTTTCATCTGTACTTCAAAAGCTTGTTCAGCTTTTTTAAGTTCTAGCATCTGTTCAGGCGTAGCATCTGCTACAGCTTT